GATATGCCAGCAAAATCATTTGTAAGGGAAATAAGATGGTATCTTCTCGAACAGCCAGAACCAATTAACGCACAAGAACTTAGAATCGGGAATATCGTTATATCTTATGGTAAAGAACAAAAGATAAGTGCTGTAGACTTTGCAGTATTCCAAATATACGAGATAAAAGGAGAATTACCGCCATACGTGCCTATTCCCTTAACCGAAGAATGGCTGTTGAAGTTTGGATTTGAAGAAGATAATTATACATATATCAAAGGAGTTCATCAAAAAATATTTAGTGGCATAATGAAATTTGAATTTAATGAATCATTAAAAAACTGGGAGTTCTCCATTGGTAGGTACAATGATTTAACAAGAGTTGAATATGTTCACCAATTGCAGAATCTCTATTATGCACTTACTGGTGAAGAATTAATTATTAACCAATCTGATTGCGTATGAGAAAGGACAACTGATTAAGCGGTGACCGGGCCAACTACCCGGTCTTTTTTATTTAGTTAATAAATAATTTTGTTTTAACGAATTAATTAGTTTAATTTTGTCTTTTGAAATATTCCTGAGCTTGGATCTGCCGAAACAGTCTGAAGCGAAACAGGCTCAGTTTTTAGAGTATGAAGAATACAGACAGATATGGTAACTTCACCGATTCACCGGTCGATAAACGCTGGTTTCTACAGTTTAATGTCTTATCCCTGAATGAATCGCATCGCAAAATACTCAACAGGCAGCCACTTGCATTCAATGTTTGTGGCTTTCGTATTTTATACATAGATAGGAAAGTAATTAGTAATTGAGATATAATGGAGTTCTACATAGCTCTTCCAGTTCTTATTTTACTAAGGACAAAAAAAGTGGAGACCTGACAATAAGCATATGAATGTTAAAAGTGTAGTGAATTTACAGTTTATAACTATGACCTGGATGATTTTACGATCAACATTCATCCGTTACAGGGAGCGGACGTTGCAGATGTCTGAACTATCATTTAATAGTTAACCATGAATATTAAGAATCCAGGGATAAAAACTGATGGTAAATAATATATGCAAATATCAACATATATATATAAATAAATTTAACATATGCAGGTTTTTGCATATGTTAATTAATTTGAGAATGATTTGAAAATGGCTAATCCGGAAAACATAATACCTCCCAAAAAAGGAGAAGTAAGAAATCCAAAGGGAAAGCCAAAGGGGACAAAGAACCGTTCGACTATTCTTAAGAAATGGATGACTGTTGCTGCTAAGATAAAACATCCTGAAACAGAAGAGATGTTGAATGGCATTGTTGAAGATAAGGTACAACTGGCATTAATAGCTAAAGCACTTTCCGGGGACGTACAGGCGATAAAAGAGATTAACGACACTTTGTATGGTAAGATTCCGGATAAGTCAGAAACAGAACATTCCGGCACTATAACAATCGACTTTGTTGATGAGTGAAACACTGACATATAACAAGATAAAGATTAAGCGTCTCCCGCTTGTTGACTATCAGAAAAAGATAATCAACTCACCGGCGCGTTTTACGATTACTGAAGCTGCAACTAAGGTAGGAAAAACGGTCAGCCACCTATTTTGGTTATTTGAGGAGGCACATAAAGGGAAGCCAGGTTATGAGTATTGGTGGATTGCGCCAATATACGGTCAGGCTGATATAGCATTTAAGCGATTATCCCGTAAGATAGCAGAGTGCGGAGCTTATACCATCAATCTATCAAAGTTAATAATAATAACACCCATCGGCACTATCATATCATTCAAATCGGCTGACAATCCAAATACATTATACGGTGAGAACGTTTACGCATTTGTCTTTGATGAATATTCCCGGGCAAAAGAGGAGGCTTGGTTTGCGCTTCGTTCAACTATAACATACACAAAAGGAAAAGGTAAGTTCATCGGTAACGTGGTAGCTAAGAACTGGGCATGGGATCTGGCACGTAAGGCAGAGAAAGGACTTGATCCTGACTTTGAATATTTCAAAGTGACAGCTTACCAGGCTGTTGATGCCGGGATATTAACACTTACTGAGGTTGAACAGGCGCGGAAAGACTTACCACCGAGGGTATTCAAGATGCTTTACATGGCTGAGTTTTCAGAGATAGAGGGGGCGTTATGGACGTGGGAGATGATAGAAAAGAATAGGGTTAATGAATTACCCGAACTTATACGAGTTTGTATCCCAGTTGATCCAGCTGTTACATCAAAAGAAGAAAGTGATGAAACAGGTATAATACCAATGGGGGAAGGGGTTAATGGTCATTTTTATGTATTAGGAGATTATACGGGTAAATATACTCCTGAACAAACAGCGCGAAGAATTAATCAGGCTTTTGATGATAATGAAGCTGATGTGGTTGTGGGAGAAAAAAATAATGGAGGTGATTATATTGAAACTGTTATTAGGTTAGTTAATGGAGAAATGCCATATAAAGATGTTTGGGCTTCGCGTGGAAAAGTCACGAGAGCAGAACCAATAGCATTACTTTATTCACAAGGGAGAATACATCATTTTGGTCGTTATCCTAAACTTGAAGATGAAATGACGAGTTGGGTTCCTAATTCTGGTATGAAGTCTCCCAATAGGATAGATAGTCTTGTATGGGGTTCTAAATATTTATTAGGCGATGATGATAATATACCATTGGTGTATGGTTAAACTATAATAAACAACGGGTAAGAAAATGTCAATTTGGAATAACATAACGAAAATATTTGGAAGGTCACAGCTCCTGGATATTGTTATTCAGAACAATGCCAATAGTGCCATATATCCTTCTACAAACGCAAAGTATTATACTGACACGTATACTCAAAATAATGATGTCTTTTCAGTTATTAGTAAGATAACCGGTCCGGGATCAAGAATACCAATTACACAAGTTAGTAAAAAGACATTAGAGGAAAAGCCAGGTTATGCTATTGAGCTACTCGCTAATCCTAATCCTTTTCAGTCACAAACAGAGTTCACTAACCAGGCACTAACGACATTCAAGATATATGGCGAATGTTTTGTCGCATCAGAGAAGCCGGAGTTTGGTTTACGTGCCGGAAAGCCTGTGAGGTTGGATAACCTGCCTCCGCAATGGATCGATCTTGTTATTGGTAATTTCTTTGAACCGATCAAGGGCTTCCGCCTGATGCTCGGTCAACAGGAGGTCTATTATGATTTCGCGGATGTCATGCACTGGAAAGAATTGAATCCTGACTTTCAAATGGCAGGTGATCATCTCCGGGGTATGTCCCCTCTTAAGTCACTCTTAAAGGTCGTAGCTGCATCTTCATCCGGTTATGATTCTATGGTTTCATCATTTCAGAACCAGGGAGCTTATGGTATGCTTACTATTCTGGGAGTGAAGGAGGATGACGGGAAATATAGCAATGCACCAAAGACAGCCGAACAGTTATCACAAATGGAAAGCAGCTTCAGACGCAAGTTAACAGGCACATCAAACAGGGGGAAGATATTTGCCACTAATAAATCCGTTGAATGGACACCGTTTGGACTTGATCCTAAAGATATGGAGGTACTAAAGACTATTGTCTTTTCCGGCGGTGCTTTGTATGATGCTTATGGAGTACCGGATATACTTAAGTCCGGGAGCCAGAGTAAGACTTATCTGAACTATCAGGAGGCACAAAAGGCATTATGGAATAATACTATCATACCAACAGTTGATGGGTTCTATTCAAAGTTATCGAGCTGGCTGATGCCATTGGTCGGTGAAGATGATACGTTCTTACAACCTAATTATGATGATGTGCCGGCACTACAGGAAGATAAGATGTCGTCAATTAACTGGATGGTTAAGGCCGGGTTAACAGGTAATGAGATACGTGTGGCACTTGGTTATGATGAACTGCCAATAGATAATATGGATGTTCCACTGGTATCAATGGGACTTCAAAGGATTGACGAGATAGGATTAATGCCCGATCAGGTAGTGTCAGAGGAAGCATTAAAGAGATTGAAATTAAGTGATTATAGAATAAAGAACTAATGACAAAGGTAGGAGAAAATACAATTATATGGAGCGACTGTTCAGAGTTCAATAAGCAGAAGATCATTGATCTCATACAACGTGATATTGATATTTCTATTGGTGTGGAGTTAAAGAGATTACCGGACGAGAAAGGCTGGCCGGTACATGAAGCAACGGGAGTAAAATTTATCAGGATCAATGCAAATAAAGCCGAATAGATCGCTTTTACGTTCTTTGGAAAAACAGTTTTATAGACAAACTCGGAAAGTGTTTATTGCCGTCCGTAGTGAGGTTATTAAACAAGCGGAATATAGTGATCCGGAAACTCTAAAGTTAATGGTTCCGCATCTATTGCAGGTACAGCCGATGGTCGATAACCTTGTAAACATCTGGGGTAAGGTCGGGGGTAAGTTCAGTTATGATACTGACTGGCTCCTGAACAGCTGGAAAAAGGCAGCCAAAAAAGACCTTGCTGAACATGAAGCAAACATGAGAGCTTATGCTTATCAAAGATCATTATTAAAAGCAAAGAAGATACTCGACACCGAGGCTGAAGCGATCAACAGGGTGATAGATGATGTTATGGAAAGATCGGTTGCAGAGGGGTTGAGTGTGGCAAATACACGCAGGTTATTAAGCGGAAGTTTGTCAGGTGAGGAGATGGTGACCATTGAGAACTGGGAAGCTCAAAGGATAGCACTAACAGAGGTTAACAGCGCCGGTAATTTCGGGAGTTTCCAGACTATTGCGGAATCAGGTTACGGGGGTGTTAAGTCATGGATAACATTAAGTACTAATCCACGTGAAGCACACCTCGAACATGAAGCTGAAGGATCAGTTGGTTTGGATCATGAATATAATACCGGGTTGAAGTTTCCTGGTGATCCGGATTGTGAGATAGCAGGTGAAGTTATTAATTGTCATTGTACTTATGTGATTGATGTAGAATAAAATATAGGATATGAAAGAATTTATTGGTTCTAATTATGAAATAAAGTCTTTGGACGAAAAAGGAGTTGTGCAATTTTATGCTAATACATTCGGGATTCTTGACACTGATAAGGATATTTCCTTACCAGGTTCATTTGTTAAAACTATTAAAGAGAATAATGATAGGTTGAGACATTTGAAATGGCATGATCCTAAATATATGCCGGGTGTTATTCATGAAATAAAAGAAGATCAAATAGGACTTCATGTGACTTCAAAATTAATTATGAATACACAATTAGGCCGGGAAACTTACGAAGAGTATAAAGCGATGTTTGAGGCCAATAAGAAAATGGAACATTCTGTAAAAGTAGAAGCGATAAAATATGATTATAAAACAGTGGGGATTAGGGAGGTTGCTGAATGGAAGTTATGGGAGGTATCTACACTTAATGCGTGGGGATCAAATAAAGAATCGATTGCTATCTCATTAAAACAACTTGCAGATGCCACGCGTGAAGATATTGAAAAAGAAATAATATTCCTGAAGGGGCTTCTTAACATCAGTTCATATACTGATCTGAAACTGGAACAAATTGAAAAGCAATATAATTTTCTTGACAAACTAAAAGCCGGGATGCAGCCGGAGCCTCGTGCCACCACTGACATAACCACTTTGAAGGAGTTTAAGGAACTGTTGAACTTAAAGTAATGTTGAACTTAAATTATTAAAAAGTGGAAAAAGAATTAAAAGAGATTACCGAACAACTGAATGCACGCATGGCTGACTTTGAGAAGGCCAACGCTGCAATAAAAGTCATGATGGACGGTAAGGTGGATGCAACCAAAATGGATGCACTCCAGGCAGCTTGTGATAAAGCTGTGAAAGATACTGACACGCTCAATAAAGAGATTGAGAAGATGTGTATGAAGATGAAGTTTCAGGAATCAAAAGAGGCTTCATTGGATGATCTTCTGGTTAAAGCAGTTACACCGGAACAGATCAAAGCTATTGCACCAAAAGGCAAAGGCATTGATTTTAAGATTGATATAAATCCTGTTCGTCTGTTTAAAGCAGATATGACAGCATCGACCAACCTGACCTATGGTACGTTTGCTAACTCCGTTGTTGAGCCTGTAAGGGTTCCCGGCGTTGCAAAAGCTCCGGATCGCGTTGTATCAATTCTTGATATGGTTCAGATCGGTCAACTGGCAGCTAACCAGCCACGTCTTACATGGGTTGAGCGTTCAGCCCGTACAGCCGGAGCCGCTGCAAGAAATGAAGCAGCCATAATGGGTAACAGTGATTTCACATACATAAGTCGTTCAACCGATGTGCAGAATATCAGCACCTATGTTAAGACGACTAATGAATCACTGGAATACTGGGATCAACTGCTTTCCGAGATACGCATGGAACTCGTTCCTATGCTTCAGAGACAGCTTGATGATTACCTGTTGACAGGAACTGGTACAGCTCCGCAGCTTGCAGGTATTACCACCCTGGTAAATGCTTACACCTACACCGGGTTGAATACTTTTGTTGACACTCCAACTATCGGAGATGCTATCTATGCAGCTCTTACCCAGGTTATTGTTAACAAGTACAATCCTAATGGTATTCTGATGCACCCGACAGACATCGCTAAGATGATGTTGACGAAAGACAAAAACCTTAACACCAATGCTTCAGTGTTCGTTGATCTTAATGGCAATCCTATGATCGGTGGCATACCTATTAAGATCAATACTGGCATGACAGCTGGTTATTTCCTTTTGGGAGATTTCACTAAGGCTTCTGTCTGGTTCCGTAAAGGTATTGACATTCGTATATGGGATCAGAACGACACTGACCCGATCTATAACTACAAGACTATCACCGCTGACATGGCAGCTGCATTTAAGGTGCCGACAGTCAACTATGATGCTTTTGTGTATGATGCTATTGATGATGTTATAACTGCAATTACAAAATAAGGAGGAAATAATATGAAAAGATTAATCTTAATACTCGGATTCATTTTGTTTGCTGCTATGCTTAATGCACAGGAAACAATCAATAAAGTTATCTCCTCGTATGGCGTTGCAGGAGCAAGTTTTGAAAACTATGCTTCAATAACCGGCACAACTCGTAACTATGGGTTTTCAACTCATAAACTACTGCATCAATCAGCAAAGATAGCTGCTTATAATTACACGTTTCAGTTGAACGTACCGGGGCCGTATTACTTCGTTTATTCCGCTCACCTGCGGGATTTCGAGGCTGGAACAGCTAACACTGCAAGCGTATATTTAAAAGGCAGTCTTGATAATATTCAGTATCAGACATTAGATACTTTATCCTATGCCTCTGTTGCTGATTCGCTGACTTGTATTGCGGGATCGAATGATTTGTTATACATAAATGATACAGATCGCTATCCGCTTAATCCACTGGCTTATAAATACCTGAGAATAACGGTTACTCCCGCGGGAGATTCCATCTGGGTAAAGAGTTTGTGGCTTAATGTATTACCAGTTAATAAATAAATTTAAACAAAAGGGAGCGGGGCTCGCTTCGCTCTCTTTTTAAAATTCAAGTTATGCAAAAAGTTACATTCATTAAAAAATGTCTTTTCGGAGCAAAAGGTGAAGAGCGGTCAGTAACCGATAGGGCTGCCTTACAGTATGAAGCACTGGGATTGATTGAGAAATTACCCATTGATGTTAAGGAGGAAAAGTCTAAGCCTGAGACTAAAGAGGAAAAACAGGTCATTGAGACTAAGGAATCGAAGCCAAAGAAAATTAAAATAACTAAAGCACCGAGGTTATAATGCAAGTAAGGGAAAAGACAGGACAGACATTGACAGAACCCTGCACTGTTGCGGAGTTTAAAACATTCAGCGGTTATCCGGGAACAGATCAGGATGCGTTAATTACATCATTGATAACGGCAGCACGTACGCTTTTGGAAAATGAAACAGGCCTTTCGTGCATCTCTAAGGTGTATCAAGTTGAGTTTGACCGATGGGATATGATAAGTGATGATCTGACAAAGGTCGGGTATTCAGGTTATGATGAAGGATGGTACAGGCTGCCGTTTTCTCCTGTCACTGCTATTGCTTCTGTTAAGATAGCAAGTACAGTAGTTACATACGACCAGAGGGGTTTAAAGGTCGTTGAGATACACCCGGACACGGTTGTACAGACCGGGACAAGTTCAAATATTTTAGAGGTGGAGTTCACAGCCGGAGAAGCGAACACGATTATTAAGAATGCGATATTAAGAATAACAAGCGACCTGTTCAATCAAAGGGAAGATTTTACAGGAGTTAATTTAAGTTCAGTGTCATTTGACACCAAGAGATTGATTTCAAATTTAAGTACGAATACAGGATTTTAACTAATATATATAAAATG